CGCAACGTAAGTGCGATCCCGAAGGTTTGCCGCGACGTCCGTCTTGATCCAAGTGTTTTGTGAGGAGCTGGCGAATGCCGTGATGATGTACTGCGCCCCATCCCAAATGAAGTTGGGGAGGTTCGTAAAATCACCGCTCGTTAATGTCCCGTAGAAAGGATCAGAAGCGTCTTGGATACAAACGACCCTCTGGTTTTTTCGCCTTGAAAGGTTATGGACCGATGTGGCTGACGTGTCTGTCCCATCGAGCTGGATATGCCCTGTGTCTTGATAGTTCGCCTGATAGGCAACGTCCTTGGTTACCGGAACCGTTGGGTTCGCTGACCCATCGTAATGGACCAGAACGATATCCCCGTCGTTGAATGGATGCGCGTTCGCTGACACGACAACATTTTGAGGGATGCCGCTGCTATCGTTCTTCGGCTTCTGAAGGCTCGAATAGTTCGCCTTCTTCAGGGTGTACCCTCGGATCTTGAACTGAAACGCTCCGCAGTCAGGGGTGATGACGACGGTAAACGCTCCCTTCGAAGCAAAGCCTGGGACATTCAGGAGGATCGTGTCGTTGGTCTTGAGACCGTGTTCCGCAGTGCAGGTCACGATCGGGAGGTAATTGTCCGAAGAGTTGTTCGCCGAGTAGACGACAACCGAGGCAACCGTCCCTTCGCCTGCTTGAGTGAAAGTCGGATCTGCAAGCGACGGCACAGGAAGCCCAACCTTCCGTGATGCTGCAGGAGGACCAGAACCCCCAATCAGATCGTCATCCGTTACCCGGAAATTGCTGCCGTCAGCAAAGTAGATTCGATGCTTGGCGTCACTCGCGTTGGGTGCGCGAACTACGCTGACCCTACCGTTCCAAGACAGCCAACGGCTGGTGTGCTTGTAGATTGTGTCGTTACCAGACGGCGAGATCCCTGACGCTGCGGCATAGGCCGTCGTCTTGAAGGGAATCAAGTCGCCTGACTGGATAAGGCAGTTCTTCGCCTCGGTTGCCTGAGAATCCTGAAGGCGCTGTGGCGCGACGACAGAGACCTGTCCTTGAAACCCTGGCACCGTGATCCGCATTAGTCCGTCCCTCCAATCGCTTGATCGGACCCCTCGATTTCTTCGACTTGCTTGGGTGCAACTTGGGGACCGACCTCGTTATGGACCGCGTTGATGATGCTGTTCACCTCGTCCCAAGGCCGCTTGGCGAGATACCCCATCATGAGGTTCAGCGTCTGAATCGTCAGTTCTACTGATGGCATGGGGGACTCCTGTTAGCTTGGGAGGGGGTAACGGACGATGACAACGCCTGATCCACCTGCGCCGGAGTCATAAGCAGTATATCTAGCCGCTCCACCGCCGCCGCCAGTGTTGGCTGTTCCAGATGTGGTTTGCCCGTTAGGAGTAGTGGAACTTGTCCAGCCCGCCCCATTTCCTCCGCCTGCCGTTCCTGAGCCGCCGTAAGTCGGCGGGGTGTACCCCGCAGCCACGCAACCCGCACCGCCACCGCCAGCGATTGCTGAGATTCCAAGCGCCGCGCTGAACCCGCTTGGCACCGTGTACCCACTGCCCCCATTACCGGCTGTTGTGCTTACTCCACTGCCTCCAACAGACCCATACCCCCCGCCGCCCGTACCCAGGTATAGACCCCCACTATTATTTGAGTTAACGCTCGTGCCGCCGGCGTTCCCTTGACCTGTAGTTCCTGATCCGCCAGCGGAACCGCTCACGGCAAAACCACCATTTCCTCCGCCTGATCCACCGCTTCTACCTATCGTCAGTGAATTAGCAGACCCCCCTCCGCCCCCGCCGACGGTGGAATAAGTTAGCGCGGAAGAGGAAGACCCGTTAGTACCGTAGGACGTATCAGCCGTCGATCCAGCGCCCCCTGCGCCAACCACAACGGCGTAAGAACCGGGAGTAACAGCAACGCTATTTTGCAGAACAAGTCCGCCACCACCGCCACCACCGCCCATGTGAGACCCGCCACCACCGCCACCGGAAACAATTAACGCATCCGCCGTCGCAGAAAAACCTGTCGGGACTACAAGCGTTCCTGACGATGCAAACGTGTGGTATCTGTACCCACCGGAAGTTGTAATGGTTCCGCCAGAAGGAAGGCCGATAGAAATCATGCTGTATGCGGCGGACGTTGCAAGATCGCCATTTGTGATAGTTACTGAAATCGCAGATCCAGCAGCCAACCCGTAAATTGCTGCCGGAACGGTTACCGCTAGAGAAGTTCCACCGCCTGTTGGAGTACCAGTGGCTGTAGCCGTCGTGCCTCCAGAGGTAAACGTAACAGTCGCAACACCCGAACCAAAGTTAGTGCCTGACAGGGTAAGCGTTGAAGCAGTTCCTGCGTAAATACTCCCAGAGAACGAAGAGATCGTAGGAATCGCCACGGAAATCTTCAGCCAACCCTGAGACGTATAGTTCTCCATCGCCCCGGTGTCGGTGTTGTATCGCTGATACCCAACCACTGGACTCGCCGGCCTTTGTGCCGTCGTACCTGAAGGGATCTGTGCAGCACCCGTGTTCGAGTCTTTAAGGACAACCCCACCGCCGCCAGAGAGAAGGGATGCAATGCTTCGTGCAAGTGACATGGTTTGCTCCTGTTAGGCGGTGTAGCTGCCGGATGCAGTGAACTTGATGATGGTGTTGCTGCCCGAGGTTGTAACCGTAGGTGATCCAGTAGTGACGCCTGAGTAACGAGACGTTGGGACAGAGAGGATAACGACGCCAGATCCGCCGGAGCCGCTTGCACCAGCGACAGTTCCATTTGACCCGCCAGCGCCACCGCCGCCGCCAGTATTAGCAGTGCCGGAAGTCCCCGCACCTGATCCGGACCCTGCACCGCCACCGCCTGGGCCGCCAGCGCTATTACCCCCCGTATGACCGCCGCCACCGCCACCGCCTGCGTAAGTGACAGAAGCTCCTGTAATAGACGACGCAGTTCCAGTGCCACCAGTTGAACCGGCGACCCCAGTAATAGCGTTATCAGCGGTTCTATTTACGCCAACGGAACTTGCGCCACCACCGCCGCACCCAGCTCTTGTTTGGCCGGAACCGGCAATAATCGAGCCACCGTTATTACCTTGCCCAGATGTGCCAGTGCCACCAGAAGCAATGAAACCTGTCGTTCCGCCACCAGATCCCCCGTTTCCGGTCGGCCCTATGCCGCCTCCACTTAAAACACCACCAGCACCGCCACCCAATGCCGTAGTTGAGTTGAATGAGGAATTGGAACCTTTCGCACCCAAGCCATAGTTGGTTACTGTGGTATCCCCAGCGCCTCCGGCTCCGACAGTAATCGGGTATACAGTCCCAGGTATTAAACTCGCGGCCCCAGAAAGAAAACCTCCTGCGCCACCTCCGCCGCCGCCCCAGCTTGAACCAGAACCTCCGCCGCCGCCGCCGCCAGCGACAACCAAGTAATCGGCAGAGTAAGTTATAGGCGGAATGTACGAAGCGCTTCCATCGGATACCGCAACCCAGCCTTGAGTGGAATCTACATAGAGCAAAGTCACAGAAGCGCGAATCGTTGAGACAAACATATTTGCCGTCAACCCATTTATCTTCCCGCCGTTCGGACTGATCGTGATGTTGTTGGTTGCTGTAGTACCGGCGTAATCGAACACATTAAGTTGCTGTCCGGCCGTAGGTGAAGCCGGTAGGGTTACCGTGATAGCCCCAGCAGTTGTGTTGATCGGATAAGAATTACCCGCCGACGCAGTAAAGTTCGCGGTCTGTACGGGCTGCATAACCAGCCCACCGCCTGTAAGCCAAGCCGTACCGTTCCACGATTCGATAGCCCCGAGGGTTGTGTTGTACCCAACCATCCCAACAGCAGGACTCGCGGGCCTTCCTGCTGTCGCCCATACCGGGGCTTTAAAGCTCGACGTTGCGACCAAATCCTGAGTCGTCGTGGTCCCCGTAAACGTCATCCCCACAAGCTGGAACGGGACGTTCGCGATGATCTCAATGATGTCGTTGGCGTTGGCTGCTGATGCCAGGGTAATCGCTGCCCCATTCGTTGCCGTGTAGTCGGTGCCATCAACGAGCTTGACGCCGTTCATGTAGACATCGACGTACCCTGGCTGATACCCAGAGGTAGTGATGGAGGTCAGGCCGGCAGTGGCCGTAACGGTCTGCCGATGCTGCGTTGCTTGTGGAACGGGCTGCGGCCCGAGATACCCTGACATAGTGGTTTACTCCTGAACCGGAACTTCTACCCAAGAAGTCGTGGCTTCATCCCAAACGTAGTGCTTGCCGTCAGTCGGATAAGCAACGGGTGCTTCCCAGAGGCAAGAGGTTTCGTTGAGAGTCCATGAAGCAAACGGCTTGGGGGGGATGAACGCATCGCGTTCCCGGTCGTAGGTGAAACCAATCCCGGCGTAATTGAACCTCAGCGCCTTGCTCTGATCGGCTGACGGTTCGCCCGTTTCGGGATCGATATGAACACCGCCTCGGGTGTTATAGCTGGTCTGAATCCATTCACCGGGGGAGCTATCTACAAAGCTCTCGAAGAACTCCGGCTCGGCAACAATAACTTGGGATACAACCCCATCAACGACTTTTGCAAAGTGACCCATTTGATTGCTCCTTATGCTGTGTAACTTCCAGAGGAAGTGAACTTGATAACCGTGTTTGAACCGGAAGTGGTTACGGTCGGGGAACCTGTGGTGACGCCGGAATAGCTCACCGTGGGGACAGAGAGGATTACGACGCCGGAGCCGCCATTCCCACCTTGCCCTACTCCCGCGCCGCCACCGCCGCCGCCCAAGTTAGCGGAACCATTTCCGCTTGTGCCGCCAATTCCCCCATTTGCCCCGCCACCAGAGCCACCGCTTCCGGGAGTTCCGCCAGTAATAGTTCCACCGCCGCCGCCGCCAGCGTAATAAACTGATCCCCCAGTAATTGACGATGCCGATCCAGATCCTCCCGACCCCGCCGTTGTGCCGGAAGCGTTTCCGCCGGTAGCGCCCGCCCCACCTCCGCCGCCTGCGGTTTGGTTAACGCCATTTGATCCGGTCCCAGATCCACCCGCGTTTCCTTGCCCGGATGTTCCAGATCCACCGGCTGTACCAGGTGAACAGGCCCCGCCGCCGCCAGAACCACCCGAAACACCCGCCACGGTTCCAACACCGCCACCGCCACCGCCGATAGCCGTAAGGCTTGAAAAGACAGAGTTGCTTCCATTCGCGCCCGGAGTACTTCCGCCCGGCACTCCCGCGCCGGCACCGCCGACAGTCACCGCGTATATCGTTCCTGATGTCAGAGTCTGAGATCCAGACAACAGACCGCCTGCGCCACCGCCCGCGTAGCCCGCGCCACCACCGCCCGCCACGATGAGGTAAGAAGCCGAATAAGTTGGCGTCTGGAAGTAAGCCGCATTCCCAACCGCAACGTCTACCCAACCTTGCGTCGAATCAACGTAGACCAGAGTTACAGATGCGCGTACCGTTGAAATGACAGCGTTTGACGAAACACCATTGATCTTCCCGCCATTCGGATTGACAGTGATCCCGTTCGTCGCAGCAGTCCCCGCGTAATCGAACACGTTGACCTGTTGCCCCGCAGTCGGAGAGGCGGGAAGCGTGACCGTAACCGCAGCCGAGGTCGTATTCACCGGGTAGGAATTGCCAGCAGTCGCCGTAAAGTTCGCCGTCTGAACCGCCTGAAGAACCAAGCCGCCTGACGTTACCCAAGCCGTTCCATTCCACGTTTCGACTGCGCCAATCGTGGTGTTGTAGCGGGTGTAACCCGTGTTCGGACTGGCAGGGCGCTGTGCCGTAGTCCCAGAAGGAAGATCGAACGCTCCCGTTGAGGCATTGTCCTTGTCGGAGACATTCGTCGGCGTCAGCTTGGCGTCAGTCTGACTCTGCGTGTACCCATCAATCTGAGTCGCAATACCCGGACCGATATACCCGCCCATTACGCTTGCTCCAACATACTGGCAACGACATCAACCGCTGAGTTTGCGGAAGATGAGACCGTCAGAACCTGACCCGCTGTGAGGATGATCTTGCCGTCGAGGGCTGAGAACGCTCCGCCGGAAGGCAGAGGCACATCCTTGATGAGGTAGGTGCTACCGATGAGAATCGAAGCGGTGACCTGAGTCGCCGACTTGTTGGCGAGGTTCAGGCCGATGATGACCGCTACGGTTGAGGATGGGACGGTGTAGATCGCAGCGCCGCTGGTCGTGGCCGTTCCTACTGCATTCTTGAACGTGTTTGACATTGTTTACCCCAGGGCGATTGAAAGTGCGAGGGCCGTACCCGAAGGATCGGAGTATTCCCAAGCGGTCCCAGTCCAAGTTTCCTGATGGCCGAGGTCCGTGTTGAAGCGGACGTAGCCCGAAGCCGGAGAGGCAGGACGTTGAGCTGTAGTACCGGAAGGCAAATGAGCAGCGCCGGTGGCCGAGTCCACTTCAACCTTATGGGTGTTCAGGTTTTCGAAGTTCGCGTCGACCTCATTGTTGGTGAGGGGCGATCCCTTCGTACTCCGAAGTGTGATGTCAGTCATAACCGGCGCTCCTTAATCCTTAAACAGCCGACAGCGTCAGGGTCCAAGTGATAGCCAGGGTGTCATCCGCCTGCTTGTTTACGACCGGGAAGACCACGCGGCAGAGCATGTCGCCGGCTGAAGAAGCATTGAAGATGCCCGCTTCGGTGACTGCGCCCGTACCCTTGTTCGCTTCGAACGAAGAGACGTAGACGATCTTCTCGTTGTTGGTACCCGCGATCGTGGTGCTGTCGATGACTTCACGAGATCCGAGGATACTGATCAGATCGGTCTGACCTGCGGCTGCTGCCGTGGTACCTGAACCCAGAGCCATGTGAGACATGACGCCTTTGCTGGTTCCAGCCATACGGCTGATGATGAAAGCCAAGCCGGAGTTGACCACGAGGTTCTTTACTTCGTGTTCTTCCTTGACGTTACCGTCACTGCCAGTAAGAACCAGGTTGACCTGGCCGACCATCTTCAAGTTTTCGTTGGTGAGCATGAGTTGACCTCTTAGAAAGTTCTGGAAGTTCCGACGAAGTCTTCCGCGAAATAACTGAAGTCACAGTAACTTTGACTTCGCAAAGACCCCGCGTCGGTAACGGCGGCCTGTTCGGACGGTCCTTTGTTGAAGGACTTGGAATTTGAATCTGAGAAGGAAGCGGCATCCGCTGCGAGACGAGCCAGTCCAATCGAGTGGATCGAGGCAACGCCCATCGTGTCGGCAAGACCGCGAGCGACGCTCAAAGCGGCAAGATCCTGAACGTGGGGAAGATCGTCGAATGCCCGGTTGAACCCCGCGCTAAGAACAACGCTGTCCGTGAGAACAACCTGTTCGTTACGGGCCTTGGTGAAGGTCATGATCTCGTCGTCGGCAGCCGATGCCTGTCCGTCGATGTCGTCGGTAACGAAGAACCCTTCAGAGAAATCGAGCGTGAAGCCCTTGCTGAAGACTTCGTGAACGCCGAAGCCTTCTTCGATCTGACGGGTCAGACCTTTGGTGTTGATCGTGTCGGAAAGCTGAAGCTGTTCGCTCGGACCCTTGGTCAGAAGATGCGTGTACTGATCCCCGACAAAGAAGTGATCCGGGTTAGTTAGGTAGTCCTGAAGGAAGTAGTCCCCGTCGACATAGGTGCTGTCGAAGGTGCGGAAGAATCCAATGCTGTGTTGCTCATGGACTCCGGGAGATTCCTCAAACGCTCGGGTGACTTGGAGCTGACGAACGAACTCTTCGCCGATGCTGACCCCGTCAGAGTAAAACTTCTCTACCCCTGCAGAGAAAACCTCAGAAACCGATATTTCATCCGCGTGAGAACGACCGTAGTCCATCCGGCGAACGAAGGTATCGGAGACCCCCGCCTGCTCGTTGAGGACTTTGAAGAACGACATGATCTCGTCGTCTCCGATCGAAGCGCCGTTGACGTCGTCAGTGACGCCGACAGAGTCAGAGATTGCCTTGGTCGTGGTGCGATAAGACTGATCTGCCAACTGAGCGGCATCGGCAAACACTTTGCCGAGGGTGCGGGCCGCCGAATCTCCAACTGCTGCAGCGTCTGCTTTGCTCTTGGTTGCTGCGAAGACCCGCGCTTCAAGGATCGCAATAGCATCGAGGAAGTTCTTCTGTAGCTGGACAGCCGCAAGATCAGATGCGCCAAAGGAATCAGTCGGCTCAAGGAAGCGGACGAACTGTCCGACTTCAACCGAGAAGTCCATGATCGCAGCCCGCACGGATGCAGAAAGGGTCGTCGCAGAGACATTCCCAAACGCAATTGCTGCCGCTTCAATCTGAGCGGCAATCGTGGTGGCCGAGACCTGGATCTTCATTAAGTGAAGTCCTCCCGGAGGAAGAAGGACAAGAGCTTGTAAACCGTCTGCCTCATGCCACCGTCGAAGATGATTTCGACTTCCGCTTCATAGCTCCCGGCATCCAGATCCAGATCCCCGGTCTGCCAGATAAAGACGACGATCCCATCAATCGCGGTTTGGCTATTGATGAACCCGGTGCGGGTGAAGAGCGTGCTGGTCGAACCAACGGCTCTGAACTTCATCGTTGCGGAGGCACCGGTCAGATCGATCGGTTCCCCGGTTTCCTCATCCGTCAAAGTCAGTTTGAGCTGAGGTCCGGTGTCACCCTGAACGAGCTTGATCCGATCAGCCATGGGTTACCCCGCTACCTTCTTGTTGCCACCGACGTTCTGGACGTTGGGGCTAATTGAGACATTGACCGCTGCACCTGCCTTCAGGGAGCCGGCAAACTGGTTGTAATGAGCGGTTGCCCTCTCGGCATAAACGACTTGCTCAGCGTCTTTGCTGTATGCCCGATAGAGGATGTAATCAATCAATGCGGCCGAATACATTTCCTCGAAGACGCTCAACGTCGATGACAGGCTGTAGTCAATGACCGCTTCCTGAATGACCAACTCCACCTCAGCGCCAACGGCAGCCGGAGGGTAAACCCAGTAGGTCATCGGGCTTCTTTCGTCCGACATGAAGTGGCGAATGGTTTTGCTTTTTGCCTTCTGGTACCAAGCCGGGTTTTGCTGATCCAGGTATCCCCTTTCCACTGGGGTGATCGCCGGGCCTTCCACATTCCGTGGAACGTCGATCAGACGAACCGCTGTGGCTGGGAGTGTCTGCTTCGCGCCTGCCACCAGGACCTGTCCATCTACCGCGTAGTAAATGTCAGGGCGAATCACAGAGATCTCTCGACGGCCGTCATTGAGCCATCCCAGTAGCTCGGTATCGGCCCAACGCGTTTTGGTCACGTCAACCAGGACGATCGAAGCTTTGTTGATGGTGGCTTGTGCAGTGATCGACATGCTCCCCCCTAAAAGCTTGACTTCACGCGGAGCGGCCTGCGGGTACCGTCTTTGTCAGCTCTGATGCTGTAGGACCCGACAAGAATCTCGAACTGCTGTTTGTGATAGGCGGCTAGATTTGCATCGGCCCATGGTCTATTGGTCTGAGCCAAGAGCCTTGCCTTGGCGCCATGCTCAATCGCATCCCCGTGGTAATCGCTAAGGAATTTCGGGATGGATCCAGCGGTCTTGGTCGGGGTAAGCGACATCTCAACCATGAGAGTGCCGGCCGATTCGGGGGCTGGAGCGAGGACAAGGGCTTCCGGATTAGGACGGTAATACCCTTCCGGGACTCCCGTGGATGACCGCAAACGGATCTCATCTGCCCTCTGCTTGGTGATTGGATCGATCGGTTTGCCATTCCACTCAACCAAGATGATGTCTGCGATCAGCGCATCATCCGTAGGGGACAACAAAACGGACTGGATTCCGTTGCCTACGGTCTTGGTCTGGATATTTGCGTAACACTTGGTCCTTTCGCAGAACTCAATCGCTGCCAGTCGTAGCCCTTGCTCCGCGATCGGATAAGGGCAATCGATCATCATGGGTCCAACAAGGGATTCCAAACTAATTGTGTCGTCTGCGTTGGTGTAGGCCATGACTTACTTTGCGTCGTAGAGCTTTTGTCCCATGACGTCCTGGACATACTTGCGAAGCCGGGTGACCGTCCACTTGGGATCCGTGGTCTGTCCGAATTCGCGCTGGCAATAAGCCTGAAGTGCCGCTTTGTCCATGCTGTTGATGTCAACGAGCGCAGGAATTTCAACCGGCTCTTCCACTTTTTCCTCAGTGATTTCAGCAGGTTTCCTATCCTTTGCGTGTCCCACGATTTCCCAAATGGTGGGGTGGGAATTGATGGTTCCAGCGAATTGCTCAGGCACCAGCTGGACATCGTCTTGCCCAAACCAAGTGACTTCCAAATCCTCGAACCTAAAAAACTGGCTGGCCTTCTGGCCGATGTATTTCACGCGCAGCATGCGTCTCTCCTTGAAGATGGATGGCGGGCCGAAGCCCGCCTCCAATCGGTCCTTACTTGGCGCCGAGCAGAATGCCCTTGGCCTGGAGCGTGACAGCACCGGAAGCACCGGAGCTGACCGTGCCAAACACAGCCTGAAGGAACGAATCCCGCTCAACCTTCACAGGTGAAGCCAGGATGACGTGGTAAGGCTGGCCAGCAGATACAGCAGTGCCACCGGCATAAGCCGAAGCAAATGCAGTAGCGTTGCCTGCAGAACCATCGAGAGGCGCAAAGCCGATATCGAAGGGAGCTGCAGTACCAAGGTCAGCGTTGTTGATGACGACTTCGCGGATTTCCGTACCAGCCGGAATCACGAAGAAATTGGCTACGTCACCGGTTGCCGGGGTCAGAGTGATCGTTCCCTGGTCGGTGTAGGCATAGCTCTTATCCGTCGCCGGTGAACGGGTCAGGGTAGATGCGGTGTAAAGGGTCATTTCAATACCTCATGAATCTCGCAAATGAGGAAGCCCGCACGAGGCGGGCTTCGAGGGTTTCGGTCTAGGCTTAGACCTTGACGACAGAGTCGATCGCGAAGACACCGTAGTCAGTCGGTTCGCTGTTGCCGTTGGCATCAGTGAAGTTGAAACGGAGCTTCGACATACCGAACATGGCGTCACCAGCAACTTCGAGAGCGCGATCGAAGTTGTACTTCCGCTCATTCCAGCTGAAGTAGTAACCGCTGGAGTTGTTGCGGCCGTAGCACATTGCCAGAGCCTGACCACCGGTCAGAACAGCACGTTCAACGGCATAGCCTGCAGTCAGGCCGCTGTTGATCGCCTGATCCGATTCAGTCGCGCTGTAACGGTTGGCAGAGGTGATGACCTTCACGTTTTCGCTCGCTGCAAAGCGAACGGTGAAACGCGGCAGCTGGCGAACCAGGATGCCGTTCCAGAGGCCGGGTTCACCTGAGAACAGCGGGTGCTTCGAGCCGTAGCTCTTACGCGCCCAGGCGTTCTGCAGGAAGGTACGCCAGGTGTTGCTGGTGCCGGCTTCCGTCTTCAGGTGGTACCACTGACGCGGGGTCAGCCACAGGATGGCCTTGATCGGCTCATCGTTTGCAGCCGGATCGTCAGCAATCTTGACGTTGGGGATCGGGTATTCCAGATCGTCC